GACCAAACAGATCCAGAAGCGCAAGGAGTTAGAGCGATCATACGACAAAGCGGTGGACAGGCGCAGGGAGGGGTGGGAACTGCACTACCAGGGTCTGTGCGCCGAGTGGATAGGATGCCTCCAGCTCCGAATCACGTTCAAGCGGATCGTCCACTCGGGCGGAGACGGGGGCATCGACGGGTGGTGGTGCGGGGCGACGCTGGACTTCAAGAGCATTCCGATCCCCAACCGGGCGGTCCTCTTCCCAAAACGAAACGTCTCCGCCGACATCCTCGTGGGAGTCGAATGCGAGGAACCCTACGTTTTCGAGGCCGGCCAGATCGCGGGCATGATCTCGAGCAGGAAGGCGGCCATCGTGGTCGTGGCCGCCAAGACACTCAACCCGAAGTGGTGGAATTGGGCGATCGAGCAGCGGCACCTGGTGGACTACGAGGAGGCGCAAAGAATCCTCGAGGAGCGAAGACTGGCCTGTTGACACGAGAAATGGGTTCAGTATGATTTTCAAAGTGGACTGGCAAGTTAAAACTCGCATCGCAACTCGTCGCCTGCCCTCCGACCGCCAGTCCACGGGTAGGCGGCGATTTTTTGCGCACACCAGAAGCGGATCGCCAAGCGGATCGCTTCGCAAATACGGATCCAGACGCAAGGACGCGACAAGAGGGACACAGGGCGGTATCCACTCCGACCCGTTCGATGAGACCCAAGCGACCTTGCGGGTAGGACCGGGGACCGCCCCCCATCCCCGGGGATCACGCTGCACCGCCGTCTCGCTAATCCGCCGGCGTCCCACACCCGCCGGCGGTCTGCGAAGGACGTAGTGCAGCAGCGCAGGAAACCGTCCTCACCTGCTCCATCGCCCACGCGGTGGTGTGGTAGGGCATGGCGGGGGTTCTGCCAGGACCGAACAGAGATCGGACAATGTTTACCTTTTTTACTTTTTACAACAGGAGACGACGATGACCGACACGACCGGACAGAAGACCCGATACATTCTTCAGGTCAGGGAACCTAGCGGGGACGGGATGACCTGGACGGATATCGGGAAGACGGGGGACACCGCTGGCGCCAAGAGGATGCTGAAATCGGTAGCCAAGCAAGATCAGGTGTACAGGATCTCCCGCGTCACCGCGGAGATCACCGCGTCGATCGAGCAGCGGACCATCGTCAAGTTGACGTGACGCGGCGTGGCGAGGCAGATATGAGCGGCGACGTTCTGACAAAAGAGGACCTCCTACTCCTCAACGATCTGGCGAAGCAGTATCCCGCGGTCCTCGACATCGTCAATCGTCTGGTCGATCAGGTGGAGGTGCAGCAGAGAATGCTGGTGGCATTTGCCGAGACCGTACTGAACAAGTGCGAACCGTGAGATATAATGCTCCGAAAGGAGTAACCCATGCCTCTCAAAAAGGGTTCGTCGCGGAAGACCATTTCCTCGAACGTATCGGAATTGACAAGGGCGAATCGAAGCAATCGTTCATCCAAGAAGCGGTCGAGAAAACAAATTGTCGCCATAGCGCACTCCGCCGCGCGCCGTCCGAGGAGGTACTAGATGCCCGCCTCAATCGATCGCCTGTCTCCAATCGAGCAGGGGGCGCTCTTGCTCAAGCAACTTGAGGATGCGGAGGCGAGAGAGCAGATCCGTATCTACGACAATCCCGGGGCCGGCGGCGGACCATACCCGTGGCAGGTGCTGTTTCACAACGCCGGCGCGGACCACGCGGAACGGTGCCTGATGGCGGGCAACCGGACGGGCAAGACCAGATCGATGGCGGCGGAGTGCGCCCTGCACCTGACCGGAGAGTACCCGAGGTGGTGGAAGGGCAGACGCTTCCACACCCCAGTCCGCTGCTGGGTCGGTTCCGAGACCAACGAGGGTTCGCGCGACATCGTCCAGGCGGCGTTGCTTGGCGACCCCGTGGGGACCGGATGGATTCCCGCGCGGGCGATCCACGAGAAGGACCCCTCATACCGGCAGGTAGGTCTCTCCGGAGTCGCGGACAGTTGCCGGGTACAGCATCGAACCGGGGGTTGGTCAAAGGTCACGTTTAAGACTTACAAGCAGGGGCGGGAAGCGTGGCAGGGGACCAGTCAGCACTTCGTCTGGTGCGACGAGGAACCACCGATGGACATCTTCACCGAGGCGTTGACCAGGACGATCGATGTCAAGGGGGTCATGGTGCTGACCTTCACGCCCATGGAGGGCATATCCGACGCGGTCAGGCACTTCATGGACGGGGGCAGGGGGATCTACCTCCAGTCAGCGACCTGGGACGAGGTGGATCACCTCGACAAGGACGAGCAGGACCGCCTGTGGAACTCATACCCGGAGCATGAGCGGGCGACACGGGCGAGCGGGAAACCCATGATGGGGACCGGGGCGGTGTTCCCGCTCGCCGACGAGGATGTCATATGCGACCCGTTCGAGATCCCCGGATACTTCCGGCGAATCGCCGGTGTGGACTTCGGGATCGATCACCCCGCCGCGGCGGTCTGGATCGCCCTCGATCCTGACAGCGACGTGATTTACACCTACGATTCATACAAGGCACCGAACCAGACATCGGTGTACCACGCCAAGGCGCTGATAGCTCGCGGGAAGTGGATTCCGGTCGCCTGGCCGCACGACGGGCTGAAGCGGGGGATGGCGGATGGGATGCCGATCATGCAGCAATACATGGACAACGGGGCGAACATGATGGGGGGATCGGCGCGATACGACGACAAAACCGGCGGCAATCAACCACTGGAACCAGGAATAATCGATATGCTCGAGCGTATGCGGACGGGCAGGTTGAAGGTTTTTAGCAACCAGCACGAGCTTCTGGACGAAAAGAGGTTCTATCATCGCAAGGACGGGAAAATCGTCCAGATCAAGGATGACCTGATGTCGGCGTGGAGATACGCGATTATGATGCTACGATATGCTATGACGGAATCAGACACCATGGTTCGCCCGGCCACGACCCGCCGGCGGCGTGACTATAATCCGTTGAGCTATTAGAGGTACTATCGATGTCAAGCCTTTTCAGCAAACCAAGCGTTCCGGCAGTACCCAAACCACCGTCATCGCGACAATCTCCCGCGGACGCCGCCGCCGCCCAGGATGCTGAACGCAGGCGCAGGGCGTCCGCGCGGGGCAGGTCGTCCACGATACTGTCCGGCGGCGGGGACCTGAACGCGGGTCCACTCAAGACGCTACTGGGGCAATAGATGCCGGATTCAGCAAAATCCATTCTCGCGGATTTCGATCGGGTCAAGACCGATCGGTCCCTGTGGGACTCGCATTGGCAGGATGTCAGTGACTTCGTTCTGCCCACGCGGGACTTCTCGACGAAGCGGGCCGGGGGCGAGGAACGCCGCCGCGAGATTTTCGACGGGACCGCGGGCGACGCCTGCGAGACGCTCGCGTCCGCAGTTGACGGGTTGCTCACGAACGCGAGTCTGAAGTGGTTCGCCCTGAACGCGGTTGACGACGATCTGAACGAGGATCGCGAGGTGCGGTTGTGGCTGGACGCCGCGGTCCTCCAGATGCTGCGAGTCTTCAGCTCGCCACAGTTCAAGTTCGCCACGCAGATCCACGAGGTCTACCTGGACTTGGTTGCCTTCGGGACGGCGGTGATGTCGATCGTCGAAAAACCCGTAGGGGTGGACATGGGGTTGCAGTTCAGGGCGTTGCCGCTGGCGGAGTGCTACCTGAAAGCGTCACTCGGCCAGGACATCGACACGGTCTACCGCAAGTTCCAGTTCACGCCCCGGCAGGCGTTCGCGAAGTGGGGGAACCGGGTCGGGCGGCGGGTCCTTGAATTGATCCGCCAGGACCAGGGGGTGGACAAGAAACGGGATTACATCCATTGCGTGTATCCGCGCGAGGATCGCGACCCCGTGCGGCGGGACGGGCCGAACAAGAAGTTCGCGTCGATCGCCATCGACATCGAAGAGCAGGAGATCGTCCACGAGCAGGGGTTCGACGAGTTCCCGTTCCTCACGCCGAGGTGGAGCAAGGCGGCGAGCGAGATTTATGGCCGCTCGCCCGCCATGAAGAAAATGCCAGACATCAGGTTGATCAACGCCCAGACGAGGACGATGCTCATCGGACTCGAGAAAGCGGTGGACCCGCCCCTCGAGGTGCCCGCCTTGGGAATCGAAGGGCCGATCTACACCTCGCCGGGATCGATCATCTACCGAAAGAACATGAGCGAACCGATTCGTCCTTTACAGACCCAGGCCCGCCTGGAATCCGGTTATCTCGACATCGCACAGCGACAGAACGCGATCAAGGAGGGATTCTTTCTCGATGTCGTCGGGGCACTGCCCGAGCGGGACAGGATGACCACCGTGGAGATCAACGCCAGACTCGCGCAGCGACTCACCGTCATGGCGCCGTTCCTCGCCCGCGTGTCCAGCGAACTGCTTGGCCCGATGATCACCCGCACATTCCACACACTAGCGAACCAGGGTCAGTTCGGCCCGCCTCCGGAATTGATCGCAGGCAGGGAGCTGGAGATCGGTTACGTCTCGCCTCTCGCCCTGTCGCAGCGAGCGTCCGACGCCAGGAACATCGAGCAGTTCATGCTGTTCCTGTCTCCGTTCGTCCAGGTCAATCCTGCGATCATGCAGAACTTCGACGACGACGAACTGGTCCGCTACGGGTCAACGCTATTCAATTCTCCGCAGAGAATCCTCAAATCCCGCGAGGATGTCGTCGCCATGCGCGATGAGGAAAGTCGCCGCCAGCAGGTGCAGCAGGACATCCTCGAGGCGCAGGGGACCGCTTCCGCGGCGAAGGACGCCGCCAGTGCAATGACAGAGGTGACTGGTGCCGCCACCTAAGCAGGACCACGAGAAGCGGGAATCCACAAGGTCGCAGATTTACAAGACCGCTTTCGGAACCGACGACGGGAAGAAAGTGCTGTGGGATTTGATGGCGGTCTTTAAGGTAGGCGACCAAATCCACGTCCCCGGCGACCCTTACGAGACAGCGTTTTGCGACGGGCAGAGGTCCGTTGTGCTACACATAATGTCGCTCTTGAGGTACGACCCCGACCGATTCCAGAAGGAGATTCAAAATGCGAGTGACGATTTCAGATCCGTTTGAACGCCGCGTATTCTTCGCAGAGGAAGGTGGCGGGGCGAATTCCGCGACCGTTCCGGACGAGGAGGAGTCCTCGGAAGGCGGGGAGTGGATGGATTCGCTTTCCGACGAGATGAAGAAGGTCGGAGCGATCCAGGGTCTCGCCTCCATGGACGAGGTGGTCAACAAACTGGTCAACGCCGAGGCGATGCTGGGGAAGGACAAGGTGGTTGTGCCGGGCGCCGACAGCACCGACGAGGAGCGGAACGCCTTCCACAAGGCACTGGGCCGGCCTGACAGTCCAGATGGATACGAGGCACCGACCGAGGGTCTGCCCGAGGGTGCGGTGCTGGACGCGGATTTGATGAAGCAGTTCTTCGCCGAGGCTCACGAGATGGGTCTGAACAAGCAGCAGACGGCGAGACTCATCCGCTTCCAAGCGAATGTCTCCGCCGATATGCAGAAAGTGGCGAACGATCGCTCCGCCGGGCAGAGGACGGAGTGGGGCGAAACCCTCAAAACCGAGTTCGGGGAGGCACTGGAGGAAAGTGTCGCCCTCGCTCGGAAGGCGGTCGCCGAGTTCGGTGGTGATCAGCTCAAATCGTTCATGGACGATAGCGGTTTGGGCGATCACCCCGAATTAGTCAAGGCGTTCGCGAAGATCGGCAAGGCGATCGCCTCGGACGAGATCATGGGCGAGGGGTCTGGTCGGAGTTTCCGCATGACCCCCGTCGAGGCGGATGCGGCGATCCGGTCCAAACAACTCGACTCGTCCTTCATGGAAGCGTATGTCTCACGCAGTCATCCCGCCCACGACGCCGCCGTCAAGGAGATGCAGGACCTGTTCGCGGCGAAGAACCCGGAACCCGCCGTCGCTTGACACGGCGGAACATCCGGGTATTATTCTCATAACGGGTATCCCGAAATGGTCCGTTGACTGCGGGAAAGACCGCCACCGAGCAGGTGTAAAACGCTAGAGGGGCAAACAGATGGGTATCTCCCCAGTGGGGTCCATCTGACTGCGGGAATAGAGACCGCCGGCACCGCCCGTGTACGGTAGGATCGCGTCCGCATATCGCGGGTATCGCTTCCGAAGACGTGGTTTATACGCGCTTCGGAAGTGGTCTCGGATCACTTCTGTAAGGAGTGATCCTGATGTCTGACCAGATTACAACCGCCTTTATCGATCAATTCAGATCGAATATCTCCATGCTGCTCCAGCAGCGCGGGTCCGCACTTCGCGACGCCGTCACGGTGGATACCGCAATCAAGGGAAAAAAGTCCTTCGTAGACCAGATTGGCGCGACGGCGGCGGTCGATGTGACCTCCCGTCACGGCGATTCCCCGTTGGTGAACACGCCCCACTCACGCAGGATGCTGACCATGACCAGCACCGACTGGGGCGATCTCATCGACGATTTCGATCAGGTCCGAATGCTGATCGATCCGGAGTCGAGCTATGCCCAGAATGCCGCGTGGGCGTTCGGTCGCCGTCTCGACGACCACATCGT